GGGCCTGGGACGACATCTGGGGCGAGGGCTACTCCAGCAAGTGGCCGGCGGTCGTCGCACGGCAGCACTACGTCGCCGAGTGGTGCGACCAGATGTTCGGGTGGGCAGACAAATTCGTTTTGGATGTGGGTGCGGGCGAGGGTCATTTTCTGGATATTCTGAGAGCCGATTACGGTGTACCGCGCCAGTGGGCCAGAGGCATCGATCCAGACCCAAAACACTGCGTGGACGTTGGCTCATGGATTGCCGAGGCGACGATCGAAAGCTTCGACACGGCAAATCTCTTCAATGTCATCACCATCCTCTGGACCCTGGAGAACTGCGGCGACTGCATCGGAATGCTGAAGAAGGCCAAGTCTCTCCTGAAGCCCGGCGGGATGGTCGTGGTGGCCACCGGGTCAAGAATACTCGTTCCCTTCAAGAAGCCCCTTGGAAGCTACTTTTCGGACAACCCGGCCGATACCCATTGCTTCAGGTTCTCGGCCAACACTCTTCGGGCGGCCTTTTCCATTGCGGGCCTGCCCGATACGCAGACCAACCAGTTTCTGGACAGCGACTGGCTGGTCTGCGCGGGGAGGGCGGGAGAAGGTCCAGTAACCGCCCTCCCCAAACCTTACGATCACCCGGCGATGGTCGAGGACTTCTTCGAGGACTGGAGGAGGCTGTGGCCATGACCTACATCATCGCCGAGTTCGGAACCTCCCACCAAGGCAAGCTGGAGCGCGCCAAGAACCTCTGCCTGCAGGCCAGGGAGATGGGCGCCGACGCGGCCAAGTTTCAGCTTTTCGTTCCCAGGGAGGACCTTTTCTGCCCCCTGGAGGGCGACGAGTTGAGATGGGCGCGGTGGAACGAAAGCACGATGCTGTTTCCCGAATGGAAGCACCTGAAGGACTTCTGCGACCGCATCGAGATCGACTTCATGGCCAGCGTGTTCCAACATACCGCCGTTGAATGGATGAAGGAGCTGAAGCCCAGATACTGGAAGGTGGCGAGCAGGGCGGCTATGACGTTCCCGTATGATGAGGCGCCGGGGCCGTTTCTCGTGTCGATGGGGATGATAGAAGAGGAAGCTGATCGCCCAGGTGTTGCGATGATTTGGATGCAATGCAGATCACAATATCCAACGAAACTAAGCGACCGGGCTCGTTGGTCAGGTGTCTATGACGGCCTCTCCGACCATTCCGGCACCGTCTTCCCCGGCCTGGATGCCATGGCGCGCGGCTGTCGGTTCCTCGAAGTCCACGTCGAGAATGAGCCGCCCGACGACATCGTTTCCATCTCCTGGTCCGACCTGAAGCTTCTCTGTGAGGCCCGTGATGCCTTTGCCGAAATGCGTTCGGGTTCTTGAGGACGACACCCAGAGCCGCGAGGCTTTGGAGGCGGATGGCTGGAGGTATGTCGAGACTTTGGTGGAGATGAAGCGGGCGACGGAACCAATCTTTGTTCCTTCTGTCTCAGTTTGGGATGGCGATCTGGCTGTAATCAGTAGTCTCGCAGAAGAACATATGGGGCCTAACAGATTGGTCATGGACGGGAAAGAGACCCTTGCTAAGGATCTCCGCCACCAGATAATAGATGGCACAACGGAAGATATTCTAGTAATTATTGAAGATGAAGACCATCAAAAAAAAGTGAGGGGGTATTTAGTACAAAATAAGGGGCGCATAGTTATTTTAGCTGGTCCTGGATATGGGGAAGATCTCGTGCGCCAATTCATTGGAAATTCTTATCGCGATGGTTTTTCTGAGGTAACTGCTGGAACCCAAGAAACCAATCATAAAGCAAGATCATTATACGGCCGTCTGGGTTTCCGCACCTACCGCAGGAGAGTGACCTATCACAAAGATTAACGTCATCGTGCAGGCCCGCATGGGCAGCACCCGCTTCCCCGGCAAGGTCATGGCCGACCTCGACGGCAAGCCGATGATCGGGCACCTGCTGGACGAGCTGAAGAAGTGCAGGCGGGTGGACAAGGTGATCGTGGCGATACCGGATCGGCAGGGTGAAGCGCCTAAACCAGTTTTGGAACAATATTTGTCTTCCTACATCAATTGGGGAGATTTTCATATTGTTCAGGGACCAGAAAATGATGTCGCCGGCAGATTTAAAATCGCACTTGGAAGATTTCCCTGCGACTACTTCATCCGCGTCTGTGCCGATAGTCCGCTGATCACGGCAAAAGAGATTGATGATCTGGCGAAACAGCAAGGCAGTTGGCTCGCTCAAGCGGAGTTGCCTGCAAATACACGTTTCGGCCAGCCGCAAATCGTCAAAACAGAAGTTTTTCTGAAAGCCCTGCCCTTCTTCGACGATTACGACCGCGAGCACGTCACGACCTTCTTCACCCGAAGGCTGGTCGTGGATACCCCCGAGGACCTGGATTACGTGAGACGATGGATCGAGTTCTCAAAGCTTCTATCCTAGGCTCCACAGGTCGCATGGGCCGGATCCACTGGCAGACCCTCGAGGAAGAGGGGGTGGAGATCGTCGACTGGGACGAGGCGGATATCATCTGCATCGCCACTCCCGACAAATATCACGGCGAGCAGACCATCGAGGCGCTTCAGCATGGAAAGCACGTGTTCTGCGAGAAGCCACTCTGTAGAACGATGACCGACCTCGCCGACATCAGGCTATACCCCGACCAGCATGTCGGGCAGAATTATCCTCTGCGTCATGTGTTTGAGAAGCTCGAAGACCAGGATGATTTTGGTGATCTACAGATTTTTGCCGCCAGCTATAGCTGGGGCCGGCACCATAAGATGGAAACGACCTGGCGCAAGGATGATCCGAACTATTCCTTGATCTTCGGCGGCCTCATTCATGTCGTGGATCTGTTCTTTCATGTCGTAGGCGGCGAGATCCACTTTCATTCCGCCGCATCGCATGGCAAGCATCATGAGTTGACGGTGGCGCTTTGCCATATTCCTCATGGACTTGCGTTCTTTCAGATCGATGGCTTGCCGGGCCAGAAAGAGCACCATCATGCGGTTGGTTTGACCATGGCCAATAGAACGATCGCCGCTGTGAACAAGGACCCCACCGACAAAACCGCTTGCCTGAGAGCCTTCATCGATGACATCAGGCAGGGAAAAGAGCCGAACAACGACTTCAGGGCCGTGGAACTGTGTCTGCAGATCGAAAATTTCGTTGCTACTTCGCAAAACCGCTGATCGGTTTCCAGGAGCGCGAGGCGGTGGACACCATTCTGCAGCAGAGGACCCTGACCAATGGGGGGATCGTCAAGGCTTTCGAGGAAAGCTTCCAGGAATACACCGGCGGACAGGCCGTGGCGCTCTCTTCCTGTACGGCAGCCCTCCATCTGGCCTGTCTCATGCTGTTTCGTCCCGGAGACGAGGTGATTTTGCCCGCAAACGCGCACCTGTCCGCGGCAAATGCCGTGGAACTGGTCGGCGGAACGGCGGTTTTCTGCGATGTTCAACGCTCTACCGGCAATATTGATCCTGAAAGTGTTCTTTCTGTGATATCCGACAGGACCAAGGGCATAATCTGCGTCCATTACCTCGGAATTCCCTGCGATATGGGCCATTTGCGGCAGATCTGTCGTACTCATGACCTGAAATTGATCGAGGATTGCGCCCTGGCGTTGGGAACGCACTATGATGGGCGTCATGTCGGCTTGTGGGGGGATGTCGGGACCTTCTCCTTCTATCCGACCAAGCATATCACCTGTGGAGAGGGTGGAATGCTGCTCAGCAGCAGTTTCGACCTTGCCGAGAAGGCCAGATCGCTCAGACGGTTCGGTCAGCAGGAAAGATATGGAGACATCCAGATCCCCGGCCTCAACTACCGCATGACCGAGATGCAGGCGGCGATCGGGATCGAGCAGCTTAAGCGTCTGCCGGTATTTCTGAGACAGCGACTGCTGAACATGGACCAGATCGGCCGTGGTCTCCCTGACTTCGAGCGGGTAGGAGGGTCCTATGGCGTCTCCATCTTCCCCAGGGGCGACAGGAACGAGTTGAAGCGTCTCCTTTTGAACGAGATGGTCGAGACGAGCGTCTACTATCCCCGTCCTCTTCCCAGGCTCTCCTATTACAAGCACAAATCCAGGCAGTACCTTCCGGCCTTTCCCAACGCCGAGGCCTTCTCCGATGAAAGCCTCTGCCTTCCCGTTGGTCCGCACCTGCAGGCCAAGCACATCAAGCACATGATCGAAAGCTTCAGAAAATGCGTATCGCACTCATCGGTGGCGCGGGCTTCGTAGGCCACCATCTCTGCCAGCTCCCTCACAAGTTCCTGGCCATCGACAACCTCGGGGTCAACAACCTCCTGACAATTCAGAAGAAGTACCGGCCCTTCATCTGGGAGCGGCTGGAGATGATCGACGACTTCATGCCCTGCAACGCGGTCGACTATCACGCCTTGTCGAAGGTCTTGTCGGAATTTCAGCCGGATATCATCGTCCATCTCTCCGCGGTGGCCCACATCGACCGGGCCGAGAAATCCCCGATGGACACCTTCCTCAACTCACAGAGGACCCTGGAAAATGGCCTTGATATTGCTCGAGCTATTGATGCCAAGTTCGTCTACTTCTCCAGTTCGACAGTCTATGGTGACTTTTCATCCGATGTCATCGACGAAGACGAACCTCTCACTCCACGAGGCATTTACGGGAATGTCAAACTTGCCGGCGAAGCGGTCTGCCGGGGCTATCATCAGGCGTATGACATGGATATTACGATTGTCCGTCCCCAGGCCCTCTACGGGCCAAGATGCGTCTCCAGACGAGTGACCCAGATCTTCATCGAGAACGCCATGCAGGGGAAGCCCATCGTCATTCACGGCTCGGGCAAGGACAAGCACGACTTCACCTACATCGACGATCTGGTCTCGGGAATGAACCTGATCTTCAAACCGTGGGAGGGTCTGAGGACCTACAACCTGACAGGAGAAAGCGCCACCTCGGTTCAAGCATTGGCCGACATGGTGGTGGAGAGGTTTCCAACAGAAATCATCCACACCGACGCCGATCCGCTGAAGCCCTCACGGGGCACCATGTCCTGTGGCAGGATCAGGACCGAGCTGGGCTACAGACCCAAGTTCCCGATCGAGATCGGCATGGACCTCTACATGGACTGGTATCAGGAGAAGGGATATGGCCGGCAAGAAGACCAAATCCGCTCGACAGGTTAGGGCCATCTTCGCCAACGCGGAGAAGAAATGACTTCCCAGGTCATCGCCGAGCTGGAAAACCGCATACGAATGCGGAAGCTGTGGCTCGAGTACGGCAAGGTCTACGATCCCGGAAAGCCGAACGAGCCCGGCGTCTATCCCTGGCAGAAGGAATTCCATGACGCCGGGGCGACACATCCCGAGAGGTTGATGATCGCCGCGAACCGGGTAGGAAAAACGAACTCGGCCGCCGCGGAAACGGCCATTCATCTGACGGGAGAATATCCCCCCTGGTGGAGAGGCAAACGCTTCGACCATCCCACCCGAGGCTGGACCGGCGCCGAGCGAACCGAGGACAGCAAGGACGTGGTGCAGGTGGCCCTCCTGGGGCCTGCAGGTGCTCATGGAACGGGCTGGATACCCGGCTCACGAATTTTCAAGGTGACCTATCGACAGGCCGGCGTCACCGAGGTCGTGGACAGCATCTACGTCAAGCACAAGACGGGAGGACTGTCCCACCTCACCCTGAAGACCTATCAGCAGGAGGCCAAGGGCTGGCGGGGAGCCAAGCTCCACTTCGTCTGGCTCGACGAGGAATGCAAGCAGGACATCTACACCGAAGCCCAGACCCGTGTCCTCGACGAGAACGGGGTGGTGTTCATGACCTTCACCCCCCTCCTGGGACCGACCGCCGTCGTCAGGCACTTCATGGACGGCGGACCCGGAATTTACATGAAGAACGTCTCCTGGGACGATGCCCCTCATTTGAATGAGGAAGAGAAACAGAGATTGATGGCGTCATATCCCGCCCACGAGAGGGAAACCCGTGCCAGGGGCACGCCGATGCTCGGGACCGGCGCCGTCTTTCCAATCTCTGACGATGCGATCTCCTGCGATCCCTTCGAGATCCCGAAATACTTCAGGCGGATCAACGGGATCGACTTCGGCATCGACCATCCCGCGGCGGGGGCCTTTCTGGCTTTCGACATGGACAGCGAGACCTGCTACGTCTACGACTGCTACAAGGCACCGGGAGAGACCCCGATCTACCACGCCGCCGCCATGAAGAAGCATGGCAAGTGGATCCCCAACGCCTGGCCGCACGACGGCCTTCAGCGGGACAAGGGGACCGGCAAGCGTCTCAAGGATCTGTACCGCGAGCACGGCCTCTTCATGACCAGGGAACATGCCCAGATGGACCGGGACGACAAGCAGAGGCAAGCGGTCGAGCCTGGGGTCATAGAAATGTACGAATGGATGAGGACCGGGCGCTTCAAGGTCTTCTCCAATCTGGGACAGTGGTTCGAGGAAAAGCGCCTCTATCACCGCAGGGAAGGCAAGATCGTGCCCGAGGTCGACGACATCCTCTCTGCCACGAGATACGCCTTCGTGATGAGACGCTTCGCCAGGACCGAGCCTCCCGCCACCATACCGAAGCCCAAGATCAAGGGGCCGATACTGGGACGTCGTGGATAACCAGGCCTTAGAAAAGCTGGAGCGCATTCTCCGCAACCTGCCCATCGTCAAGCCCAGGATGGAGCGGGTGGAGGGCAAGTTCGGGGTGATCTACTTCGGCTATGGGGAGGCAGCGGACGGTACGCCCCATGGATGCTGGGGCTATCTGGGCTATGGCAGACCGATAGAATTCGTCAAGGGCACATCGGAAGAATTGGTCAAGCGGGCGCTCGTGGACGATGCGGCGGGTTTCGTTGCATTGTGCCAGGAGAAAGGCCTGCTGGATGGCAATCACTAGCGTCTTCTCGACGAAACCCTTTGCCTCGCGTGTTCCGAAACTGCGCGCGACCTCCACATCGACCTCTACGGCGACCGGCGAGGAACTGGAGCGTCCGGCCAAGGAACTGAAGCGGCTGGTGAGGGCGATCAATGCCTAGACATTTCAGCGAGAACGAATGGGTCGCCATCGCCGACTACGTGAAGGAAGAAACTCGGCGAAGAGAGCAGGCCACCATCAGGAAGGAAAAGGAACGGCTCTGGAAGGAGGTGGACCGGCAGATCGCCATGGACCCTCTTCCGAGGAAGCTTGCCACCGGCACGGAAGGGGATTGGTTCCCCAACACGGAATTACCCTGGCAGTTCAACGCCCTTGAGGTGATTGCTGCGGACGCGAGATCCCTAAAGTTTCCTAGAACGATGGACTGGTATCGCGTTCACGCCAATATCTCCCGTGCTTATCAAAAACGCTGGGATCAGCGTCGCGGGACACAGCCCGGCGACGAGCCTGGGGCACCTGTCCCTCAACCGGGAGAGCAGGTGACGGAGTTCCGTCCAAGAGCGGAGATCCTGGAGGGTGGTGGCCTGATGCTGCTCACCCAGGAGACGGCGGATGTCCTGGCCAAGGCTACTCTGGACCATTTTCATTCGCTCTACGACTTCCGCCAGCAGATCAATCTCCTGGACGCCTCGGCGATCAAGTACGGGACATTCGTCGCTCGTATCAGGCCCGTCAAATTGGCGAAGTTCTCCTCTCACTATAGAGGAGTAGACGACAGCCTGATCGGACCTGCCACGATCCCTTGTGACATCAAGAACACCTATTTGGACGATAGCCCCGTCGCCCTTTGGCATGAGGGCATTTCAGCCGCCCCCTCCGTCATCCGGAGGACCCGTATGCGTTTGGAGGATATGCTGGCCGCTGCGAGAACGGGAGGGAAGGACAGGGGTTGGATCCTGGATCAGGTGAAGAAGATCGAAAGCCAACCCGATCCCGATGGACGGGACAATCTGGTCGAAATTCTGGAGATGGAGGGCGACCTCTACGTTCCGATGTCCGCAGCGGAAGACACGATCATCCTGGAGAACGTCATCGTGACGGTCGCGGAGCGATCCGGAGTAGCAAGACCCATCCGTTTCCAGGAGGCGCCTACTCCATTCAGATCCTATGTCGTCGGACACTATATGAGGGACGACATCAATTCTCCCTATGGGTCTTCGCCCCTGATGAAGGGAACCCCCGTTCAGGAGGCGGGGACCCTGGTTTTCAACACCATGATGGCCGTGGCGGCGCTTTCGGGGCAACCCCCGCTCGCCTACGACCGCAACGATCCCTCGCTCGCCGGCTCTGGGGGGCCTCAGTGGTATCCGGGCGCCACTTTCCCGACAGACGCCCCCAATTCCATCGAGAAGCTGGATGTCGGCGACATGGGGGAGCTTCGGGAGACCTTCATCGGTCTGCTGAAGCACTATGAGGACCTGACGGGCGTGAACGATCCCCGTCGCGGCGCACCCGTCAGGTCCCATACCACCCGAGGCGCGCACGAGCTGGAGGCCTCCAGAGGAATTGCCCGGACGGACGATTTTGTCTCCGACCAGGAAAAAGGCCCGATCACCTCCATCCTCTACATGGAGTATGCCATCGCAAAGCAGGTGATGACCCGGCAGATGCCGGTCTTCGTCAATGAGGGAGGAATAGAAGGCTGGGTGAAGCTGGCCTCTCCCGATCTCGCGGATGAAGTGAACTTCTTCGTGGAAGGCTCGGCGGGTCCATCGACCGAAAGAGAGCGGGCGGAGAACTTCATCGGCGCCTCGAGAGCGGTGATCGACATGGCCGCCGCCGCCGCTCAACTAGGGAAAGAAATCAACCCTCGCTTCGAGGAAATCGCAAAGGAAATCTACAAGCGTGCAGGAGAGAACAACCCAGACCGATTTGTCGGTGAGGCTGCAGAACTACCTCAGCCAGCTCAGGCAAGACCCGACGTTCCGGGAGTTGGTCGACAAGTTTCCCAGGTCCCGCCTCAAGCCGTGGCACCCGCGGGCGGAGGGAGACCAGGATAAGCTTCACGTCTATCAAAGCGGGCTAGTGGACGGCGAGGAAAGACTTATGTCATTCCTGCTGGGCCATGACCGATAAGCAGAAAGGTTCCGCCGAACGCCGCGCGCCAGCCGGTAAGGAGGCGGGTTCTGAGACCTCGGACCTCGACGCTCTTTTGAGAGAGTACGAGGACGACGGCAATACGCCGAAATCCGATCGCACCACCCTGAAAGCGGTGCGCCCCATCCTGAAGTACGTGCAAGGCAAGATGGCCGAGGAGCAGGAAGAGAAACTTGCCGACGATCTCGGCAAGGCGTGCGCGGTCTTGAAAGAGGCGGAAGCCCTCAGCGATGTCGACGACGGTTTGCTCGTCGGCTTCATGGAGGCCTATGCCAGGGACAAGCCGGCATTCCGCAAGGCTTTCGAGGCGCGGCACGACGATCCGGATGGCTGGCAATCACAGCTGTTGAAGGGACGGGAATGGCTGGAGGACACGATCGACAAGTCCTTCAAGCCGAAGACCAGCGATGTGGAAGCGGCGAAGGCAGCCGTCAGAGGCACAACGCAAAAGGCCGCAAAATCCGATGCTGTTGACCCCATGGAACTGATGAACATGTCAGGTGTGGCATTCGAGAAGTTCCTGGAGAGAGAGCGTCAGAAGGCCGAATAGGAGACTTAAATGGCAGTCACGACCACCAGCGTAATCGCCGGTCCGGTCAATGTCGTCTTCCAGGTGAACCTCCTGCGCAATGCCAAGGCGCTCTGTCCCTACTTCAAGGGATCGACGCCTGCCGAGATCTCGTTCCGTCAAGGCACGTTCTCGGCACGGTGGCGCAGGATCGAAAACCTGACCCCGACGACGACCCCTCTGGCGGAAATCACCGGCAGCCTCGCCTTCCCGACCCGTTCCGCGGTGCAACCCACCGTGACGGACCTGGATGCGACGGTTGCCAAGTACGGGAACTTCTTCTTCCTCAACGAGGAGGTCGATCTCGTCAACTTCAACGGCCAGGCGGCGAAGCTCAGCGAAGTGCTGGGCATCAACGCCGGCAGGTCCCTGAACCGCCTGCAGAGAAACGTCATCGAGGACAACGCGACGGCGATTTTCGCGGGAACGGGAACCACGGCAACGTCCATCTCGACGGCGACCGGGGGCATCACGCTCTCCGATATCGCTGTCGGGGTGAATGCCCTCAACCGCAACGACGCCATGCGCTTCATGCCGATGTCCCGAGGCGAGGCGGCGGACGGCACCGCGCCGATCCGCTCCGCGTACTGGGGCTTCTGCCATGTCGACGTGGAGGAGGATGTCCGGCTCCTGACCGGCTTCCAGGGCATCGAGACCTACGCCGGTCAGACCGAAACCGCCCAGGGCGAGTTCGGCACGGTCGGTGGGGTCCGGTTCATCTCCACCTCGGAGGCGACCATCGACGCGGACAGCGGTGCGACCATCACCGGCACGGCGACCAGCAACTCCCGCTCCACCTCGAACACCTCGGCGGATGTCTACAACACCGTCATCCTGGGGATGGATGCGGTCGGCTCTCTCGGATTTGGCAATTCCCACATCCAGGAGAGCTACACCGCGGGCGACAGGTTGCCGGCCGTCATGATGGTGGGCCACGAGAGAGGGTCCGCCGGAGCCGCCGATCCGCTCAACGAAGTTTCGAGCGTCGGCTGGAAAAGCTGGCACGCAGGCCGGATCCTGAATTCGACCTGGGTGCGGGTGATCCAGCACTCGGCCTCGAAGCTCGAGCTGTAGGAGGATACCATGGCAGTCACACTCGGCACCCAGTATCCTCAGAAGCCTGGCGGGTTCCAGTCTTCCGAGCGGTTCGCCCAATCGACCGCGACCGCGCTGCGGGTGCTCAACAATGCCGTGGATATCTCCTTCCTCGGCATGGGCACCGCCACCGCCGGTCATGTCCATAACCTCTATGCCCTCAATGCCACCTCCACGGCATCGGGCGTGAGGGGCGATGCGATCGAGGGTCAGCTCAAGATGATCATGGCCACTGCCACCGGCCGCGCCGATGTCTACGTGCATGGGCCGACCATCGGCAGGTTGCCGGCGGGGATCGCCCTGGACGCGCTGCCGACCGCCACGGCCTACGCCGCGGCCTCGGCGACGGGTTCCTGGGTCTTCACCTCGGCGAACCAGATGATCCTGCTGCAGTTCCTCAATGGACGCTGGAACTACAGGGCCTTGATCGGAGCGACCCAGGCCACGGCGACGTGACGATCACCCTCACGGGTGGTCCTGCAAACAGGCTCAGGCACGGGCGTCATTCGACGCAGGCACTGGGCACAACGGGGACCGAGATCAATCTCACGGTTGATCTCGCAACCCTGCCGGCGGCCACGGCTACCGGCTTCGGCGTCCGCTACTACACTTTGGCGGACGGCGCTGAAGGACAGACGATGAACGTCGTTTGTCTGGGCACGGGAGAGGCGAAGGTCGCGTTGACCGGCACCTCGACAGGGGCCTTCGTCCTCTCCCAAGCCGACGACATGCTCGCCCTGATCTTCCTGGCGGACAAGTGGCGGGTCCTGGAGAGCCAGGCGACGACCGCGACGGCGACATGAGGTAGACATGGCCAGGACCCAGCGCACCACCACCCCCATGAACGAACGGATGAAGGCCTTCGTCAAGAAGCAGGAACGGGGACGGATCGCCCCGGTCGAGCGGCGGGGGAAGCTGCCCAAGGGAACCCCAGGCAACCCAGGCAAGGGAGGCAAGATCATAAAGAAGCTGAACCCCAAGGATTTCGGCATCGGCGCCAAGCGCATGTAACAAGGAAAAGACGGCCACATGACGAAGCTTCTCAAGCACAATCCCAAGACGGTCGCCCTGGTGGGCATGGGGCCGTCGATCTCCAACCTCTTCACCGAAACTCTCACCCAGGAATTCGCCCCGGACTTCGCCGACGAGTTCTGGACGATCAACATGGCCTCCAACATCGTCCATACCGACGTTTGCTTCTGGATGGACGACCTGAAGCAGCAGGAGGCCTTCAAGCCTGCCCTCTTCGCGGTTCTCCGGAGAAAGGGGATCCCGGTCATCACTCCCACGGCCTATCCGGAGGTGATCCCCAACTCCTACAGCTACCCACTGGATGAAGTCGCAGCCATTGGAATACCCATCTTCGGCAAGCCATACCTGAACAATGGCGTGGCAATGGCCGTCGCGTACGCCATCTGGAAGGGCGTGACCGTGCTGAAGATGTATGGCTGCGACTTCAGCTACCCGAACCGGGATTACGCCGAAAGTGGAAGGGCCTGTGTCGAGGCCTGGGTGACGGTCGGCTGTCTCAGGGACCGCATTGGACTTGGCCCGCCGATGGAAATTAGGATGGCTCCACACACGAGCCTGTTCGACGCGGTGGACCAGAAGGGCATCTATGGATACGCCGAGCAACCGACCATCAACCTGCCGGACGGCACCAAATGGAAGTACGTCCACAAGGCAGACGCCCAGAATTACGTAGCGGAGAACAGTCATGGTGACAGTCAACAGGTTTCAGCAGGCATTCCCGGAGAGGGGAGTGAACCCGCCCAGCCTGCCGGGGGAAACGGCCTTTCAAGGAACGGATCTGGTGAACCTTCGCCGGTCGCAGTTGCACAACATCGCGAGGGCGTGGGGGATCCACGTGGACCCGAACCTCACGAAGGATCAGATCCTGCACCCGCTGATTGACGCCGAGCGGAGAGGGGTCTTCAACAACCCTCCCGAGAGCCCCTATCACTGGGAGATGGCGCAGCGCGATCCCGACATGCCTCTGGAGCCGCTGCACACGCCCTTCCCCGACACCCCGAAGAGGCGCCCCGGAGAGCGTCTCCCCGGAGGGGCCGGCTTCAAAAAGCTTCAGCAGACCTGCAAGGCGCTGAAGATCAACTGCGTCGGCATGTCCGTCCAGGAGATGCGGGACGCCATCAACAAGGTCGTGAACGGTGAAAGCGAAGACGACAGCGAAGTACGTCCCGAAAGTGGACGTGAGGGTCTGGAGGGCCAAGACCCAGAAGTGGGAAAGACCCTTGGACCCGTGGTGGAGAAAGGCTCTATCCCGATTGAAGGAGATCATGGATGACCGCCGTCGTATACGTCGATAACGGCACGGAGCTTGTTTCCGACGCGCTCCTGGCCATCGTGGGGGCGTCCGTGACGGCCTCGGGGTTCTACATCGCCTGGGGCACGGGAGGATCCAGCACCGGCGCCACGGCGACCAATACCAATGTGGATCTTGCCGCCAGGGCGACCGAAGCGGCGGTTTCCGCCACCTCGGAAACCCAGTCCGCCGCAGACACCAATCAATGGGTCGGAAGGCTGCAGACCACCACGGTCAAGACGATCGAGGAGGTGGGCCTGTTCATCGATGCCACCGGCACCGCGACGGACATGATCATCCGCGCCTCGCACGGCGGGGTCGTGATGGCCACGGACGACATCATAGAGTACACCATCACCTTGCAACAAACCTAGTATATTCATCTTATGCGGGTATGGGATGCGTGTCAAGATAGATCCTCGTGAATGCGTTATCTGCGGTTCTGTTTTCGACGAAGCGAACAGGACGAATGCCAAGCCGCGGCAGACTTGCTCTCGCTCCTGCAGGACAAAGCTGATCCACCGAAACCGGGATGCTGCCGGCAAGCCCAAAATGGGACCTGGGCTCAGCTATAACTGGGACATTCGTCCGGAACTCCGCCCGACAATTCGTCCCACGAACTACGACATTGCTTGGGCTGCCGGCATTTATGAGGGCGAGGGATCGCTGCAGTGCCATGGGCCTAACGGTATCCAGGTCCGTGTCGGCCAGAAGGAATTCTGGTTACCAGAACGCCTGCGAGACTTGTTCGGTGGCAGCACCTTGGAGCGCCAGATGAATGATCAGCCCTTCTCTGAATGGCATATCTCGGGTGCCCGCGCCCGCGGTTTCTTGCTGACGGTCTATGGCTTTCTTTCACCGCGCCGTCAGGGACAAATTCGTGGGGCAATGTGAACATGGCCGTGCTATTCCTCCGGCTGGTCAAGGGGAACCAGGCCAATCCCGGCATAGAAGACGGCATCGGCATTCATGCTTTCATAGGGGCGTTGGATGCGTGGGAGCGCGGGGAAATCAACAAGAACGACGTGCTCACAGGTTTCGGCCTGACCACCGGCACGGCCACGGGCGACGAAGCGGACATCGATCTACTGAAGCTGTGGTACAACACCGCCACCGACCAGAAACTCTTCATCAAGGTCATGAAGGACCGCCTCTACATGGGCGAGGACAAGACCGGCGGCGCGAACGGCTATTACAACTTCGCGGTCAAGAACACCTTCCTCAACGGAGCGGACGGATCGACGCCACTGAGCGGGTTCTGATGTGCAGGTGTAAGGAAAGGCGACAGTGGCTTGGACGGCTATTTACGAGGATCTATCGGAGCATGCGTCCAAGGAAACGTCTCCGAGTGATCTACCCCTAGACGGGCTGCAGGCCGTCATCGTCGACGGCAAGGTCTTCTGCGGCTTCAATATCCTGGTCTGCCGGAAACAGCGCAAGAAATGGCAGCTTGCTATTTCCAAAGCGCCGCTCGAGAGCTTCCGGAGAACGCGCAATACCGTCGTCATCCGCGGCAAGACCACCTCCACCCGGCAATATCACAAGATCCAGAAACGTCTTGGCCTCTGGTCGCCGGAGAACAAGCCCAGAGAGCCCTCGGATGACTGGGAGAAGGATGTCATCGGCTGGAGGCTCTGGACCGACACGGAGGTCTTCGAGGGCCGGCTTCCCGAGGATGACTGGGTAAATCAGTGGAAGACCATCCCCGACAGGGTTCAGGGGGTGATGCTCTACGAGAACTGGAAGTCCACTCCGACCTCGGATTACCGGCAGGAGTTCGCCGGGCTCGATGTGGCGAACTACTTCATCGCTCCCAGCCCCTACGGGGCGATCTTCGGCCTTTCCTCCGACGACCACGCGGTTATCGCATCAAGGTATCCGGGGGCGGTGATCCGTGAAGGCACGCTTTTGCCGGATGCCGAGTGGAAGGCAATCCGGGCGGCGATGAACGCAGCGAAAGAGCTATGACGGCCTTTACCCAGACCGACACCGCAACCGGAGCATGTAGCGGCATCCAGCCGTTTTGCACAGGGGCTTCCGCCGGGTCCACGGGCAATGCGCGGATCGCTTCCGAGGGGGGAACGGCGGGCACTACGGCAGCGACGGTTACTGTTGCCTCGTCGGCGAACAACACCGTCGAGTGGGGCTTCACCATCACCGATGGCACGAACAACCTGGAAGACCTGGACGGCGCGACGGGAAACTGGACGTTCCGCCTGAACATCGACAAGGCGAGCACCTTCGTCGACTGGACCGGCGTCGGCGCGTGCCGGATGAACTCTTCCTGCGTCAATCAGGAAACCATCTGCGACGATCAGACCTTCACGACCAACCTCGGGTCCACGGGCGTCGTCTCCCAGGTCGTGAACCAAGGGTCCGCGATCACGATGGGCGCGACGGACATCATCGCCTGTCAGCACGCCTTCGACAACTCCGACACGATGATGGAGCGGACGTTCGATATCCTGGCCGATCAGGACATCGAAAACCAGTGGGCTGGTGCGGCGCCCCCAACCCCGGTCTCCGCGGCCGCCACGGCTACGGGCGTTTCGGCCCTTTCCAGGGATCATTTCCTCACAAAGGCCGCGACCGCGACAGGCGTTTCCGCCCTCGCCAGGACCATCGCCAAGGCCTTCTCCGCGGTGGCCTCCGGGATCGCCACGCAAGAGGACATCAAGCTGGCCATGGTGGCGGCGGATGCCGTGGCCTCTGGCGTTGCTGCGTTGCAGCGCAGCCTCTTCACCGCCAAGGCCGCCGTGGGTACGGGCATCGAGACACTTCAAAGGATTGTATTCAAGAACCCGCGCGTGACGCTCGAGAGGCTTCCTCCGGATGCCATTCTACTGCAGACCAATCTGAGTGGAGCGGTCACGGATATCGACGATGACCCGGATGACCCGGATGGCCTTTTTCTGACTGCGGTATCTTCAACCTCGAATACCGATCTCCGAGTGTCTTTCGGGACGCCTGCCACGCCCAAGATTGGCTCAGGATTGCAGGAGTTTCGTGCCCTGGTCGCCAAGACCGATGCCACGGATCCAAGCTATTCGCTCGAATTGTGGGAAAACGGATCATCTATCCGGGTTTTGGCGACAGGTGCCGTTTCGACCTTTGGCGGAGAAGTCGTTTCCGGCACATGGAACGCCAATGAGATCTCGACCGCGGATGGATCTCTGGTCGAATGCCGGATCTTGGGCACCGCTTCCGTCGATGCCACGGTGGTCGAGGGCGCGGTCGAGTGGAATGCGAGCGTATTGACCGGATCGACGCTTGGTGCCGTCACAAGCGGTATTGCTGCACTGCAACGCACGATCCTGAAGGTCCTGCAGGCAACCGCCTCCGGGGTGGCAACCGCCGACCCGATCAAGCTGGCACAAAGGGCCTTGGACGCCACCGCAACCGGCGTGGCGGCCCTGCAGAGCACAGTTGGCAAAAGTCTGGTTGCAACGGCCACGGGAACGGCAACGCTCTCCAAAACCGTCCTGAAGACCCTGAGTGCCGCTGCTGCGGGTGTGGCCAACGCCGTCGAGGACCTTCTGGCCGGCATCACCAATGTCAGCGTGGATGCGGTGGCAACGGGTGTGGCCACATTGCAGCGCAGTCTCTTCAAGACGCTTTCCAGCGTGGCGAGCGGTGTTGCGAACGTCGTCGAGAACCTGATCGCCGGCCCGACCGAGGTGGCGGTCAATGCCACCGCCACGGGAATTGCTGCATTGCAGCGCGAAACGGCCAGGACGCTTGCGCTGTCATCTACGGGGATTGCAACGGTCCAGAGGCTGATCGGCAAGACATTGAGCCCGGCCGGGGGTGGAAGCTCGGATGTCAAGTTCGCCGTCATAAACGCGACGAGCCCGGCCGGGACGGGAACGCAAAATTACACCTCTTCGGGATTTGGCACGCCCGTAGGCTTCCGTGTCTTCATGTCCGGCGTTTCCAGCGGAGACAGCGAGGCGCACAACCGCATAGGGCAAGGTGCATCGGATCTCACATCGACATGGGCTCTGGGGATAAGCTCGCAGGATGCGGTGATTAGTAGCGACTGCGAAACCCTCAGTTCTGCGGCGAGTTCCCGCGTCATCTATATACCCGATTTCGCTGGAGGCCAATGGGCCGAGGCCGATGATAACGGAACGGTAACGGATGGTATCCAATTAAATTGGATAACCACACCGGGGGCGGGGTATTACGTCACCGTCATTCTGATTGGCGGGGCAGATGCGGCCTGCAAGGCGGGAGTATTCGATACACCTTCGTCGGCGACCGATGTGACGGTCACGACCGGAATAGACCAGACCATCGTGGAGTTCTGCTCGGCGTTTTCCACATTGACGGAGGACCGGAGGACGACCGTCGCCGTTTGGCTTACCGGATTTGCGAAGGCCAAGACGACCAGATTTGCCGGTAGCAACGGCATGTTCATGCCGGGAAGCGCCAGTAACGCCGATCCCCGTGGGGGGTTTCAGAGCGACGGTATCGGGCGGATGTGGACCTCCGAGACCGATTGGAGGATCAGCGCCAACACGACCACCAGCTTCGATGTTTCATCGAACGCGAACCACCTTGCCCGAAAAGTTTTCTATTTCGCCATGGATACTGGGGATCTCGGTATCTACAACGATGCCGCCGATACGCCCACGTCAACGGGCGACTGGTCGAGAACCGGCTTCGGTTTCAAGCCTCAATATATCTGCGGCGTCATGAACGGCGAGAGCGGTGTTGCCGGCATAGATACCCTCGACCTGCACAGCGCGGACGCGGATGGGATCTCCTGCCAATCGATCTTCGCGTCCGATGGGACCAGCGATGCGGTTCATGGCTTCTCGTGTGAGGACGCCGCATCCACCATGAACGAGAACTCGGTCTCCTCGCAGAGTGCCGTCTTCGTGCAGTACGACGACACCAATGCGACGAAGCACACCCAGGCAACAGTTTCCAGCTTTGACGCAGATGGAGTGACATTCAATTTCACGACAGCCGTTGCCGCCCGCCATGTCAATTTCTTTGCCATAGAAGAAAGTTCCGCCGGCGGCCCGCAGGCTATCCCCGGCCTCTCCAGGACATTGCTGACGACCAGGGCCGCGGTTGCCTCGGGAACGGCAACGCTACAGCGTATCGTCTTCAAGTTCCTGAATGCCGTTGCCACGGGGATAGCCAACGTTGTCGTCGCCGCGGAGGGCGTGACGCAGATCGCGGTGGATGCCATCGCCACGGGCATCGCGACCCTTCAGAGAACGGTTCTCAAGACCCTGAAGGCTACCGCAACGGGCGTGGCGAATGTCGTCGTCAACGCCGCGGCGGCGCTGACCGAGATCGCCATCGATGCCATCGCTCTCGGTGTGGTGGCGATCCAGAGATTGCACCTCATAACCCTGGTGCCAAAGACCGACGTGCGCTTTGCCGTCATCAATACGACCTCTCCTGCTGCGACAGGAAATCAGACCTATACCTCTGCGGGTTTCGGGGAGGTCAAGGGATACCTCGTCTACATGAGCGGCGTG